CATGTCCCATGTAGCGGTCAATAATAACGTAAATAAATCCGACATAGTCCTTTTCTCCCATTTGTTCAGGAAATTTCCAATGACCGTTATTCATTGAAGAAGCTCACAATTGGCCAAGAATCCACTTCAAACTTGTCATTAAAGTGTTTCTGTAGATACAACAAATGTCCATTGAGTTCTAGCATTTCTTTCCAATGTTCCTGGTAGATTTGAAAATATTGAGAAACTACCACTTCTTGAAACGCTTCTTCAGTTTTGAAGTCTTTCAAGAGCTTCTTTGCAGTGACGTCACCCACACGAGGGAGACCAGGAATGTTGTCAGTAGGGTCTCCTTTCAGCAGCTGTTCGTAAAAAACTCGTAAGGCCATTTCTTCTGACACTTCCTCAATGACCTTTGTATGCATCCTGTAATGTTTACCAGGGATGCAGAGTAAGTCTTTGTCTACGGAGCACACGATAAATTCCTCATTCTCCGCTCGTAGCTCCTCAGCCCATATCCGGAGTAAGTCGTCGGCTTCTCGACCGTCTGAGGGTACAGCGTGGCCATCAGCGACCAATTTTTTCCGCAACTTCTCCACAAAAGGAAATATAGGATTTATGGCCTTTTTCCTATTGGCTTTGTACTCAGGAAAGACAGTATCTCTGAAATTTCCTTCACCTTTGACTGCAATTCTGAAAGCGTCTGCAAAAAGCTCTTGCTTCATTCCTTTTAGATTTTCTTTTAAACACTTCCACGAAGCTTTTAGATATTGCTTATTTTCCTCTTCCGTAAACACTAGAGGGATTTGATTTCCCTCCTCATCTAAATGAATCATATTTGTGTTATTTTTGACCTTCTCCTGCCAACGCGGCTTACACGCATTATAGCACAGAACGTCCCCGTCAACGAGCATTATCATTTCTTCTCCTTAGTGGATATCTAACCAAGTTTTGCCTGTCTTAGCACTTCCATCCATAATAGACACTCCCACAAGTTCAGGACCCTCTTTGAAAGAGATGGCACCTATCCTTGATGCTCTGTCAGCGTATTCATCTGGTACCATGAAGTCAATCTCATCATGATACATGATAAGGGGAATGAATGGAATCTCTTCTTCTATAAGACGCTCCATACATACCATGCAACTACAGGCACATGTAATCTTTTCCAGACACTGTAAAAGATACACTAAGAGCTTGTGAGGGGAGTCAATATAGATTTTATTACCCACAATGGAAGGAATATTAGGAAACCCGTCTTTTTTTGTTTTATTGTAAATTATGGACAATTTCTTAATAAGACCTTCAAATCCAGGCACAGCTTTAATGAATTCTTCTTTCAGAGTGGCTCCCAACTCGTCGTCAGAGGAGCCAAAAATGTAGCTCCAAAGCTTACCACCACCGGCACCAAATAAAAAGGCGTAAATAATTCGTTTAGCCTGAGGTCGACTGACACCGTACTTACCAGTCCATACCTGTTCACCGTTTTCGTCCTCTGCGTACAGTTTTGGCGCCCTAACTCTCATTTTTCTGAGAATGTTTGTGAGGATTTTAGCATTCTTTGCGTGATTATCACCATGAAGTAATTCATTGGTATATTCATCATTTTTTAAATAGTGTGCCAGACCTCGTGCTTGATTGTTCACTGAGTCACAACCCACTAAAGTCCATCCAGGTAAACTTCCAAATAAATTCCTAAACTCAGGACCCCACTCAGCATTTGGAGAGGGAATGTTACAAATTACAGAATGTCTTGAACGCATGCTGGGCGTTCCTATATTCATGACATCTCCGTGAAGCCTGCTGTTTTCATCTACCTTGGCAAGCCAACCTGTCAATATATCATATCTGGACTGAGCTACGGTATACCTCTTATACAATTGCCCGTGGCCTTTCAGCAGTTCTAAGGAATCTTCTGTTATCTTGGGAGAGGTTTTTATTTTCTTCCTCCCCTCAAACTTATAATTGTAATCTGTTGGAACCCAACCGTGACGAAATAAAAACAACTTAACATCTGCCACACTACTCAGACTGAGAGGTTTAAACTCCACTCTACAGTAGTCCCCTCTGATCATTCGATGAAAAGGAAGTTTGTTGAGATCATCATCATCCAGCCCTGAGATAGGATCTACACCAAACCAACCAGCAGTGTGAGAGTTATAGTAACCTTTCTTAGTCCATTTTGGAGATTTAACTTCCACTTCACCATTCTTTTTATCCTTAGGTACACACTTCATACCAAGAATCGGTATGATTTTTTCTTTAGATTCTTCCAGTACTAAGTCCAACTTCTTATGGAGTTCTTTAGCAGCTTTTAAGTCAAAAGGCCAACCGTGGTGGGAACCGAGCGCGTTCCATTCTGATACTCGATGTTCTGCCTTTAAATAAGTCTTTATCGTTGGTTTCTTTTCAAAAATAATAGCAACCTCTTTAAGAAGTTTGTCATACATCTTAGTATTAATTTTAAGGTCTGTTTCACAGCGATTAATTATGTTATCATTGAGTTCAGACCAATCTTCTATAGAAGGCTTTTTCATATTAAAAGCCTCTGCCCACACTTCCAAAGAATGTCCTTTATTTCCGAAACGTTTATAATTAAGGATTTGAGACCAAATTAAAGTATCTACAATCTCCGTGTCAGGATGTGGTACAAAGTCATATAATTCTTTTAAAACTATTAGGTCAAAACCAATAATATTGTGTCCTATAAGTTTTTTGGCCTTTTTAAAATATGGTAGCCAGTGTTCAATAGATTCACCATGAAAACTCCTCGTCTTTCCAGAAATTCGATTATGTGCACTTAGAATGTGCATCTTAGTGTAAGTATCTAATAATCCATCTGTCTCTATATCAAAGACATATTCACCTTTCAACTCCATACTGACTCCATACATTCTCCATGTTGTCAGAAATCATCATGGCAAAATTTGCCACGTCAGCAGCCTCTCTTTGAATTTTTGCTTTATTCATTTCTGTAATTTCCAAAGCTTCATACAATTCTATCACTTCTTGCAATAAAAGAAAAAAGAGATATTGTTTTGATAATGAGCGCCACCCAGGCTTTTCTAAATTTTCTTTTAGTTTAGAAAGCATCACTTTTTTGAAAGTTTCCACAGCAATAATGTCTTCAGCATGCTCTCTCATATCTTATCATTTTCCTCCAATGGCGCTGGCTCTGCCATGTTAAGGAGCCTTTCTATATCCCTTACTAAAATAGGATTATTCCCATTTTTTATAAAAGCTACCAGAAATTTCATGTACCACAACGCCTTCTCATATTCTTGTAACTCGTCATCTTTACCAGTTCTATCCAAGTATTTACTGATTTGAAGCAAAATAGCAGCTTTAAACAGTTCTGGATCTTTTAACTTACCAGAACCTTGTTTTGACTCTATCCATTGCAAAGTCTCTCCTTTCGGAGTAACCTGAAACATTTGGTAATGGTTAGGATTGATTGCTGGATTTTTAGACATATCTTCTCCTTTAAAGAAAGGACCACCGAAGTGGTCCTTTTAATTTATTAATTAAAACGGTATATCATCATCATCATCATAAGACTCTGTAAAGTCATCTTCTTCAAGCTTAGGTTCAGACTTGGGTCTGGATTTTGTTGAGGGAGCATCAAGGTTATCTTTTTGTTTTTGTTTTGATTTTGGAGAAAAGTCATCATCTAGACTCTTGTGTGCTTCCACAACGAATTCTTCTTCTTCAAAGTCATTTTCAGAATACTCTTTAAGATATGTGACTTGGACTGCAAGAAGAGCATGTCCTGTTCCAGTTTTGGCTTGGTCGCTGGGATATAAATAGAGTTTTACAGAGCCTTTAGAACCGTTACCAATAATGTCAGGATTTTCAATACGTTTCAAATCTCCAGTGACCACACGTGGTGGTTCATTTTCTTTTCCCTCTTCATTATAGTTTCGACGTACCATGGTAGTCCGATAAAAGTTGTCACCTTCATATTCATCCTTTTTTACCAACAATCCCGCAGCTTTCCATTTCTTAGCCTGATCGATGTCGTGAGTTCTGACCTGCACCTCCCACGTAGGATTAGTCTTGCTGAACTTTTTGTTGGGCCTGTCCGGATGAAGTCTGGCAAACCAAAATTCACAATCTTTAAATATCTCTGTACGTCCTTTTCCAGCCATTCTGCATCTCCTTTAGACTTGTGGGTAAATCCCAATTACACGGTTAAACTGGGAATCGATAGGTTTTTCTCTTTGTTGTATATACGTCTTCAATTCTTTAGTGAACAAGTGTTTAGGAATGTAATAAGAGGGACCACCACTGTTATTATTGGCATACCATACACACGCCCAGTTACCACTAGGTAGAAAATAGGCATCATCCACCATAATATCAAATGGTAGTATCTCCATGTCTTCAGAACCTTCTAGAATATGGATAAAACCACACGGATCAAATAATTCATCCTTATTTAGAAGTTCCTCAGCGTATATACTGTACATCAATGCCACACCTTCGTGGTACACCTCTGTAAATCGATTATAATCAATCTCATAGAAGTTGTTATAAATTTTCATAATTTTCTCCTTAAGAGAAACTGAAAGGGGACTCAAGCACTTCTCTAATGTTAAATCGCCCTCTTGGTGCTTTTGTTCTGGAAACACCTAACTGTTCCAGCAAATTAAACAATGGTTCTTTCTCATACAATTCAACAAAGGCTTCCCTAGCTACTTTGTATAATATTGACATATCAGCCAGGAGACAGCCGAAAGCGTCATGAATTGTAGTAACATTGAAATCACATTTATTGACGATGATCATAAGATGTGCAGCATCAAGAGAGTGAACTATGTTAGGAGCAATTCCAGCTTCTTGATGTCCTCCTGAAAACTTTTTTATCTCCGTGAATGAAATATTCAATTGGAGTGTGTTTTCATAATGATTGGACTTAAGTTTAGTTCCTTTAGGTGGCCCGTATTGCACCCATTTCTTTTTCACTTCCGCTTCAACATAGTATTGAATAACAGGAAAATGAGTTATGGGAACCGTCCAGGCTAGAGGAACTCCTTTTTCACCTTCCTTTCTCTCTGTCTGATCAGCTTTGAAACCGATGGATTTAAATAGTGCCAGTAACTCCATGCTTTTAGCCATATGAGTGCCACAGGCTGAAAAAGCCTTACGCCCCATATAGACGCCCCAACTACGTTCCATGAATTCCAAAAGTTCAATGCCGTGTTTACAAGCATCATCGATTTGCTGAGTACCCATACCATACTCAGTGGATCCGTAAGAAATTGTCATTACATTTCTTTTGACAATCTTTCTACGTTCTTTGTCGGAATGTATTCGATTCCAGAATAGAGGTGCTGCCTTTTTAATATCATCACAATGCATTACTCTGGCTTCATGAACAAAGTCTTTATTTTCTTTTCTTTCTTTGTCACTCATGGCTTTATACGCCATCTTACGTTCCAACAGAATATCAATAATTTCGTTTAACCGTGTTCTTTCTTCTTTAGACATTTTTTCACATTCTTTAGCTATACTCTCCCATACATGTCCTCCAATAATCAAATACAGATCTTGAAATTTATCTGAAGGACACAAATTAACCAGAGGTGCTACAGTTTCATCTCTAGTCAAGGCAGCTAAATGCTGATTACCATTAATGGTGCCATCGATAAAAACTTCCAGATGACTTTTGTAAGAATAATCTTGAAAAATGTCTGAAGGGTGTTGTCCATACCTAGCTTGCCATATCCTTAATTTACGTAGTTCAAAACAGGCTGCAAGAAACTGCCAAGGTTTATCAGCCTTCATCCAACCTGTCCGCTCTTTAGGATTTTCAGCAAAAGTTAATAATGTTGCTTCTCTAGTTTTCGCCCACTTTATTTTTTCCTTTAAAGGGAGTTTGTCAGTCTTTTCTCCTGTTTTTAATTCATTTCCCCAGTTATTGGCCAAAGAAATTAATAACCAGTTAAAACCACCAAGACCAATCTCCTTTCTATCATGTCGTAAAAGTAAACCTCTGGCAGTGTCTGCTCCTTGTTCATGTAGATATGCTGTAGTACAGTACTTTCTTCCTCTGAAATCATAAAAATATAAATGATAAAAAGGGTTCCTTCCTTTAACTTTTTCAGCTATCTCAAATATAGTCTCTGTTTCCAAAATCTTAGAACGCTTCGCTGTGGGATTAACTTGTTTCCAGATGTCATTGAAAACTTCTTTATGTTCTTTGAAAGCCCATCTTTGAATTTCCAATATCTTACTGTTTATTAACCACCCTGTATTTTGTGCTTTGTTAATGGTCTTAAATACCATAGGATGAGTCTTGGGTGAGAGATAGTTAAGAGTAGCCAGACTCTCTGTTTTAACTAACTTAGTACCTGTTTCTTCATGAGTTGCTGAAACCCAAGGAGCATAAGGACGGTTGCTTGGAAGTTTTTCCTTAGAAGCTCCAATAGTTCGTTTCCAAACAGCTCGCATTTTGTTTTCTTTTAGAACACGAATTCTGTAAGTAAACTTATCCTGTTTCAGTCTTTCCATATAAATTTCGAGAATTCCAAATTTGTCAAAGGTGTAAATAAAAAATGCACCGGCTCTTGTGGCCTTAAGAGAGTCTCTTTTTAAACCATTAAGTGCCATAATTTTTCTGCCAATGGTGGCACACACTTCTGTAAAACAGACCAGCTTTTTGTTACCTCTTTTGTAAACTTTACTAACCCTGGTGTATAAATACAAAATACTTACAGCTTCGTCAAAGTAAGAATCAATAGAAATTTCTTTAAGAAATGCGATATCACTGAGTTTATGCAACTCTGTCGCAATTCTTTCTTCCAAATCTTTCTTTAACTCGTTTCTCATTTTTTGAGTATCCCGTACAAGAAAGCCACTGTCAGCAGTGTTAAAAACCCTGCCTGTAAAAGGACAAGCAGCTTAATCACCAGGATAACAATTACTACTGTTATCACTAAAGTGAATAAACCATTGCTTGTCCTTTTGTTCATATCTGTTTCCTTTTTAGTTTTAAAATAGTCGTCGTATTGTTACGTGGTACTTGTGAAACCGTTGTACGAAGGTCTATTTCATATTATCACCACCTTTCAAAAGAAAAAAAAAAATAAAAACTAATACAACGCCTTCGGAACGTATCAGCAGCTCAAACCCTATTAAGGATTTGAACTACTAATACGTTGCCGAGGCGTTGTATTAGGTCTTGCTTCTTTCTTGCGGTGGAAGCCAAGCACTTCCACGAGGTTGCTGTGGTTGCTGAATCTGTTCCCGTCGTTTAACCGGTAAGAACTGTACTGTGCCATCTCGATTTATAATGTATCTTCGCATCGCTTCTCTCCTTTGAAGAACGGGTGTTGCAATGTCCTTGCCGCTTCTAAGGTAGCGACGATCCCTTGTCCTTGTCATTAGTGTTTCTTATTCTGAAGATAGCGGTGAAAGCTTTCAACAATAGCTTCAGCATTTTCCACCAGAAATTTTGTCTTATTATTATTAAGTTCCTCTTTAACCGTTTCCAAAGCTTCGATTAATTGCTTCTTTTCCGTTTCCAGGACTTCGATTAATTGCTTCTTTTCCGTTTTTTTTTTTAACCCGGTCGGAGTACCAGCATTAAAAATCTTCTTAATCACTTCTTCATTGACTTTTAAGGTTTTTTCGACTTTCTGGCGATTAAGATGTTTCAGAGCATCTATTTTATATTCGAAAACTTTGCCGTCGGGGGTGGTAAATTCTTGTTTGATCTCTTTCATTTTAAATCTCCTTTTAACTTTATTTATAATATAATCTTTTTTGCATTTACGGTTTTCTTGAAAAAAAAGGATGATTGACTGCTTTTGCCGCTTCAAGGGTAGCGACGAACCCTTTGTCCTTGTTGATCATATCCACCACTTGTCGGCGGATTTTTATCAACAGCTCTTCAGGATAGTTTTTACCCTGTACATTGATGTATTTCATTTCTTACTCCCTACAAAGAGCATTATTACATTGCAAACTATTGATATGCAAATACAGACAGCTACATACATACCCAGCCCAAAGATGATTGAATTTAACATTTTATTCTCCTTTGCCCTTATGAGTGAGGGCTTTGAATGGTTTTAAATCTTTCATGGTGATGGTCAATAATCTTATTAATCCGTATACTACAATTATGATGAAGATTTTCCACATGTTGTTTCCCTTCCTGCCATTACTACCAGAGTAGCAATGATAGTGATGGCCAACTGGGTGAACATTCCAACCTTACTGCTGTACAAAGTTATTCCTAATACTGTAGTGGAGACTGTGAAAAACAGAGAAGTGATGAGGAACACTCCCATAAAGACCAGCACATCATTTACCACTTTGAACATAGTTTTAAACATAATATTCTCCTTTGCCTCTCGGCGGTGAAGGTCAGAGCTATTTCTAACCTTTTCATATAAGATACTGTATTTTGCGCAAGATGTTTTACTATAGGAGGAATGTACAAGTCACTTTATATTATAAAAATACCCGTGGTGCTAAAAGGAGGAAGGACACCACGGGCCATTGCAAACATTAAATTTTAGAAAGATCTGAGTTACATGTTTCATAATAACGGATTATGGCGTTTTTGTTTCTAACATTTGCCAAAATTTTTTGCATATTAAGTCCTAGGTTCTTGTAGTCATTAAGGGTTAGTCCTATAACCTGATTACCATTGATATCTACTGCAAGAATCCAATTAATTTCTAATAACTTTATTTTTTGTATTTCAGGGGGTTTTGGACAAGCTATCTTTACCACTTTCCGATTCAAACTCTCGGAACACCCTAATAGTACCAGCATTAATACGATTAAGCATGAGACCAGACTTAGCTTTAAAAAGTTTCCCAAAATCATGTTTACTGAATACTTCATTTTTATCGTCCATTTCCGCACGAATTCTGTTTATTTCCTCAGCTGTTATAGTCATCTCTTCAAACACCTTTCTGGTATTAGTCTGATAGTCTTCTAAATTTTTAGACACTTCAACCAGATCTACTCTAGTGGTCTCCAAACGTTCCTGAAGATTGGTCACATAGTAATACACTGCAATACCTGCTGCAATTATGGCGAGAGTTGTAACCAGCTTAACAAGAGTTTGAGGTACTCCTAGCTTTAAAAGTAAAAGTTCAATCATTAAGGCTCCTTTGAATTAATTTTGGCCAGATCTGCCTTACTCTCATCATGATAATATTTAATAGGTATACTGGCCAGACAGGGTGCGAACAGCCCTAAAATACCAGCAAAAGCTGCAATATCAGGTATTTTTTCTTTGACCATAAGCACATAGGTTAATAATAAAAGCACATAAACTACTACACCTATCAATACTTTAACACAGGTGACAGCCATCCAGCGTTTCACGTACCACTTAGGATCATCATCATCTGGAGGTTTTAACCAAGCTGCATACATTAATTTCACTCCGTTTATTTAGACTCAGCACGTTTAGGACAGTCATTTGGTATTTTGAAAGATGTCTTATCTTCTAACCCACTATACCGCCATTTAAAGGAATGTAATAACCCTCTAACACATCTACCACAAGCTATTTTAAAACCAGGTGTATAAGGTCTTGTAAAAGAGCAGATATCTTTCATCTTTTTAACGTCTTTTCAATAAGATTATATACATCAGGATACTCAGGGTATAATTTTATCAGATCTGCCACAGATTTAATTTTATAAGCCTTTTTTTCAAACTTCTTGTAAGAGTAATGAATATTACGTTCTCTCCAAAAATAAATATATAGGAAGTTAATAAGACCGTGCTCTCTTTGTTGACATATGTGACAACCTTCATGTGGTAGTATGCTTTCAACTATTTCATTCTTAAAATAAATAGTTTCATTGAAGGCCATTGCCTCCACCCATGAAGCTTGTAATTTAAAGAGTTGAAGAACTCTTAGTAATTTTGAATTAGTTACTATTTTCATTTGAGAGACTCCTGTAAAAAGACCTCACAGTACAAGGAGAATAATACTGTGAGGTGATTGCAATTTTAAATTAATTAACGTTTATATTTATCTCTTCTCCTCTATATTAATGTATTCAGAAGGTTGTGACCTTTCATTTCTATTGTTCACCTCTGTGATCAATCGTTCCACCTCTTGAGTAAGTTCAATAATTTTTTGATTCTTCTGAAAGAGTTGTTGCAAAAGAAATTGTTCTTGATGGATATGCTCAATTGACACTTAATTCTCCTTTTATACGAACCAAAGTTCACCTTGTTTAGCTGCCGCCAGATACATTGCCTGGATCATTTCATCGGGGGTCACCATCATTGTGCTATTATCAGCCATTTTCCACGGGATTTCTGTATAACCATTCGCTGAAGCTGCTCTTGAAAACCGGTCTAAGCGTTTTTGTGATTCTTCATCTCCGTCAAAAACAAGCTCAGTACCATCAGCACGGATTATTGCGACAGTTATGTTAAGGACCTTTTTAGCTCTTTCTTGCTTTAATTCTTCTGTTGATAGTCTATGATCTATACGCATGATATATCCATCTTAAAATCAATGTGAGGTAATTTACTAAAGATGACCACGTAATTAGCCACGTTATTAAAGGTTATTTCTATTATACTTTCTTGCAATGAAAGATATTCTGTTATGTTTTCTTCAAAATTTTTCCTATAAATAAAAAGATTACTACCTAATGGTACATTGGAAAAAGTAAGCAGTTCACCAACTGCAACTATGCTTTTATCAGCAGTGATTGGTACAGTTGTTCTAGGCATAAGCTGTGAGTTTTCAATATAATGACTCATGTATGTAGTCTGATCTGACCATTCTGCATAACGCGTTTCTGTTGTATCTTCTGGTAGTGTTCTGGCTTCTATGTGGCCTTGTATTATCCCATAATGATCTGCTATAAAAAATTTTGAAATTGACATTGTCTCCTCCTATGGCGTGACATATACACTATTTGCCACAGATTGTGTTCTTAAAGAGATCCAGCTACCAGCACTAGCCACACTAGGGTTAAAATTAGTTTGTCTAAAGTACATAAACTCTATTATATTAGCTACAGTCAGCAATAGTGCAAATGAACCGGTTTCTCTGTATTTAGGGAGTTTTCTATTTTGACTGTAAACATTCATGTTAATTACACCAATGCCACAGGTTAGATCTACACCAGAACCACCTATAGCATACAATGCCGCTTTAGAATATATACTGACAAAATAGCCAGCATAATTGCTTCGTGCAATTGCTTTAACACCTATCCCCGTAGCGCCTACTTTCGAAGACTCGCCCAAAACGCCAATAGAAGTCGTCGTATCTCCAGCCACACCTATAGCATTCCCACCAAAGCCGGTTATCATCGTATTATCACTCCGAGTAGTACTTTTACCAATGGTGGCAATTGTGGTTGTACCTATTTTGAAAGTTGCTTGTCCGTCTGTATTCGAGAGGATTACATGATCAGCTGCTGTGTTTCCAACAATTATATTGGAACTTGTGATAGTTGAAGCTGAAATCGCACCTCCTGTAATATTGGGTGAAACTATGCTTGTGTAGGATTTTACAGAGCTGGCTTCAACATCTCCTTTAACCAAAAAAGTTGAGCCATCATACTTCATATAATTGTTAGCATCTTTTCCTATACAAAACTTACCTGTAGAACCATTGAAGAAAAAACCATAATCAGTGATATTTTGTTCACTTGTCTTACTACCACCTTTGAGGTTAGACGTTGCAATAGTACCACCTACAACCTGTCCACCACCAACAGCTAAAGAGCCTGTAACTACGGCATTACCGTTGATAACAAACTTTGTGCTATACCCCCATGTTGTTCCATTAAACGTATACATTGCTGTCCAACCGGTATCCGAATTTGTGTTAGTTATTGAAAGGATATCTCCAGCTATTTCGGTATCTAGCTCGTTAGGAGCAGCAAAATGCCAATAACTTGCAGCTTCTGCTGATGATACTCCATTGTATGAAATCGTGGTTAAGTTAGCACTATAAGTCAGCATTGCTGAACCGCGAGTATAAGTGCCTATTATTCTGGCAAGCGTCTTTTCAGTGCTTCCGTCGGAATACAGAATATATTCATAACTCCATAGATACTTATTCTGGTAATCTACAGTTTGTATTGCTGTTGTAAAGCCTGCTGTATAATTATAAATGCCTGTTGAAAGATAGCTTTTCTTAAAGTAAGCAGTTATGGAGGAGACACTGACACCTGTTGCTCCAGTAGCTCCAGTGGCTCCAGTGGCTCCAGTGGCTCCAGTGGCTCCATGAGTACCAATAACTCTTTTAGTGCTTGAATGAGTGGAATTATCAGTATAAGTAATTACTTCATAGTTCCATAAATATTTATTGGTAGTATTAGTGGTTTGTAACGTTGTATACCATGTTGTTGGAGCTGTAGAGTTAGAAGCACTTACAGCATAATATTCCACAACAGTTGAAATTCCTTTACCGTCTGAAGCATAATTACCAATTATAGACGGTGCTGTAGTGGTTGGACTTCCTGTACTATAAGTAATAACTTCATAATTCCATAAATACGGTTTAAGAGCTGAAGGATTTTGAACAGCTGTTGTCCAACCGCTTGTGGCTGTTGTAACACCACTGGAACTTGCTGAAGCTAAATAATAATTAGTTACTCCAGATATAGACGTTCCAGGCGTTCCAGTGGCTCCATGAGTACCAATAACTCTTTTAGTGCTTGAATGAGTGGAATTATCAGTATAAGTAATTACTTCATAGTTCCATAAATATTTATTGGTAGTATTAGTGGTTTGTAACGTTGTATACCATGTTGTTGGAGCTGTAGAGTTAGAAGCACTTACAGCATAATATTCCACAACAGTTGAAATTCCTTTACCGTCTGAAGCATAATTACCAATTATAGACGGTGCTGTAGTGGTTGGACTTCCTGTACTATAAGTAATAACTTCATAATTCCATAAATACGGTTTAAGAGCTGAAGGATTTTGAACAGCTGTTGTCCAACCGCTTGTGGCTGTTGTAACACCACTGGAACTTGCTGAAGCTAAATAATAATTAGTTACTCCAGATATAGACGTTCCAGGCGTTCCAGTGGCTCCAGGGGCTCCAGGGGCTCCGGTAGCCCCCTCAACCTTTTTCCAAGTATAGTCCGAAAATGTTGTGGAGTCTGTTGCAGTATTATTAGACAGTACACCTATCCAGCTACCTACAGTTTCGCCGTTATCAATGGTAAACGTTGTTCCATCATCTGAATATTTAATATGTAAATAAGAAGAAGTTCCATTAATACCATCATTATACTCAACACCTTTTTCTGGGATGTATTTAGCCCCTTCGGTATACACCCATGCATGACCACTACCAGCAATTCTAGTGCCAGTTCTGATCCATTTATCTGTTGACACATACACATTGTGCCAACTAGAATTATCAGCACTATACTGAATATCAACTTCAGTTCCTGAAACACCATCAAAATAATCAACATCTTTAACGGGTGTGTAACCATCTAACGATTTTGTAAACGTTTGTGTTACCATTTGTGAGACAGTTGTTCCATCTAAACGTCTGACATAGACCACATAACTAATAAATCCTTTTAGAACTGTCTTACCTGCAGTAATATCAATAATATCAGTGACAGTTGCTGAACCAATTCCATCACTTTCTACACTGCCTCTGGTAATTTCCAATGGAATTAACTCGATATTCCATGTACCAGGAACCACAGGATATGTCCCTGCTTCCTCAGTAAAGGAGAGCATCGTCGCTCCCTCATATACTGTAACCTTGGTACCTGATCTTTCAGTAGTTAGAGCTGTTCCTGTACTATCACAAGGGATTGTATGCGAAAGATTAGACAGTAAAACGTTTAAAGCGGAAATACCATCAACACCACTATACAATTTAACAACTGTTGTTTCGTCAAAAAACCCTTCAGAAAAACATCTAATTCTAGTAACATCATAGGCGTCACTATAACTAAGTTCATACATTTCTAAATTGTTTACACCCGGCAAGTTTGTCCACACGCTTGTAACTGTATTAAGATATTGCCAATTATATGTCGATAAACTTCCTCTTAAATCTGCCCACAGTGTAATTACAGGGTTGTCAGGAATAGAGGAACCAGCCGAGAATTTGAAAACTTGCGTGCCAGTTATTGTAACATTGTTTATGAGGTCTTCAGGAGTATATGTTACACCACCAGAGGAAAGTCCGGAGGACATCATAACAATTTGGCCTTGATCATTTACAACCTTTATAGAACTTACAATCAAGTCACCATTTTTATCAAGTCGCCAACCGGAGCCTCGAACATTTTCAACAAAACTAAAATTATTACTTTCAATAATGTTTCCAATATTGGCATTTTCTACAGCAGCTTCCCCAATCATGGCCGTACCAACCACCATATTAGCTTGACTCAACCATGCCAATTCGTAAGAAGAATTTAAGGGATAATGAGTAGCAATTTGCCATTTGCTTGTAGATTTTGCCATGTTGTCAAAGAAAAGTTTGTTTTCTTCTGTGTCAGTCAGTGATAAATAGCTTGTAGCGCCAGCCTCCCAATAAATGTACTTACCTGCAGTGACACCCGCTAAAACAGTGTAAGGCACTCCAAGCCACCAGATAAGATGCTCAGACCAGGATAAAGAAGTCCCGTTTGAAGAGAAAAAAGCTTCTTCGGCGATAGGAACATTATAGGTACCACTCATTCCTTTTCTAAAATCAATCAAAGATGTTGTGGAAATAACTGACTTTACAATAATTTGAACAGGTGCTGTCCAATTAAGACTGTCTTGACCAAATACATCGTAAGCAGCGATTCTAACATCATAAACACCATCAGAAATTACCTTTTCAAAATGAACAGCTGTAGCTGATGCACCTTGAACACTGGTTGTGAGACCATTATTAAGTTCTATTAAGTATCCATCCAATCCTGCTTCAGGTGACATGTCCCAGTCAATGAATAAAGTACCAAATACTGAATCACCTGTAAGACCTGTTACTGGGAGTGCTTGTGGGTTTATAGGTGTTATTGTGACCGGGGCACCATGAACACCCTCTGTAGTGACAGCTTCAACTGTTACATTAAACGTTCTACGAGGTCCACTAATAAGAGTTTGATTCATCTCAAAGGTTAATAAAAAATTGTTCTGAAGAGTTTCTACAGTACCGAGAACTAAATCAGCACTGTTTGTAAATGTCAGCTGATAGAATGCCAACCAGTTATCAGAGTTAGATGTGTTGTCCCAGGTTAATTCACAGTATCTCTCATGAAAAGTCAAACCATCTGTCGAGTTGGCCACCCGAAGATTACCAACTCCAATAGAAATCATGGGGTTGTCTACGTATAGAAGCTCAACATCTTGTGTGAACGTTTGTCCGTATGCCTCAGCAACGACTGTAAATATTTTAGAAGGACTGTCATTGAAACTGGGAACAGTCAGCGTCGGTGTATTAGCAAGAAGAACAGCATTTTCATACCATTCATACGTTGCAACACCACCAGAATACGAAAGGCTTGCCGTGATTACAACCTCTACAGGCAGCACTTGACCACTGGAATTTTTTACGAACGAGGAATCTGATGTAGTAACTGTCAGCAGCATTTCTGGTGGTGCAAGGGGTTGAATAAATACTGAAGATTTATCATTAAGCCATGCCGTGGTGGAAACATTTCCATTCTTATCCCGGTGTCTAACACCAAGAATTATTGTGGAGATTCCTTGGTCGAGAGGTACATCATAGTACTCCATGGCTGTTGTTCCTATTTTGACAAATATCGGCCAACCAAAGGAGTCATACTCATGTATTTCAGGAGAAAATCCAAGTATCTCGAATGTACCTGATGGTGGTATCTTTAATCTGTTCCATGAAAATCTAGCCCTAGTAGTTTCATTAGTGTCGCTGACGTAAGAACGAGTGAAACTCAGGTCTGACGGCACAGGCACCACAGACGAAGTGAATACCGGAATTGTTTTTGAATAAACATCATCAGCCACATTCCAAGCTAACATTGAAGCATCGAAACGTGTGGCCTTAATGTTACAATGAAATTCCGGGGTCATTTCAACAGAATCAATAATAGCATATAATTCCTGAGCTACTCCTATCTCTGAAATTTCTAGTTTTACGTAGTCTCCAGGCTCATAGAGCTTATCTTTCACAAAAGTTGTGAATTCAAAAACAGTGGCCATTCTACTTGTTCTAACTATTTCTTCAGCTTTTGCCAGAGCATGGTAAGGATCTGTTATACCTGCCTCAAATGTCTCCTCTTCCAATTCCATGCCATTATCTTCAGCTAACATTGCTTGATATACGGCATTACTGGAAGTAACAGTTGTGGCAGTAGTGAACACTGGAGATGAAGTATTCCACAAAATAGTGTTATCACTCTCAATACTGACACTTATACCGGGCTGCTTTGTCGGATCACTGGCAGTTGCTGAAATAGTAATAATATATATGTCGTCAGGATCATCTAATTGTGAAACATATAGAGTACTGTTAACTGGTAAGTTTTTAGTACTATTAACTAAAGAATTAGAAGGCTGTATAACGTTCCCGTTAGCATCATAAACAATAGGTAAAGGTTCGGATTCTACTACTGGAGTTCGTTCACTTCCGTTTTCATCCACTGTTTGTAAAAGGTTACCATCAGAATCACTTAAAGTTACTGTGGCTGTTGTCAGTTTTGTACCATTAACCACAATTCTGCATTCTGTAGTTGACCGTTTTAATTGAATGTACTTGGTAATAGAGATTGTACTATCTACACCTACCCAGATGCCGTTTTGTGAAACATGCTCATCATCTGTAAGAGATCGAGGAAGCGTTCCACCTCCCCTGAGTATTTTTCGTATTTCTGAAGATTTAGTCGGCCAGCTGACAGAGTCCTCTTTGAAAAGTTCAAACTCATTATTGAACTTAACAATGCAAAAGTTATACTTATTTTCCACCGTGGGCCAACTAACATTTATATCGGCTCCCATTACAAGGTCTGCATCTGTTATAATACCAGCTATCTCAATATCGGCATTTGTTTTGGGAGCTTGTAGCGATAGCTTATATTTTCCATCAGACCATCTCAACCTTGCATTTCCCATTGTACTAAGGAGTTCTTCTATATTCTCTCTTATCTCTTTTTGAGGATCAATAGTCAGATTACATTCAAATCTTGGTAAGATTCTAGATGGTATAGCAGGTTGCACTATAGAAGGATACCAGAAGCTTCCTGCCATGTAATATTTGTAAGTTCCACCTATATCTGTCGGCAACGGGCCTACCGGTTCATCACAGACTAAGGCCGCTTTATAAAAACTTTCTAGATCTACATCAGTTGGAGTAAGCTTTTTACCCACATTTAACAAAAGATAGTCTAATAAGCACAAGGCAGGATTGTTGGAATATTCATAAACTTGATTGAGTGTGTATGCTTCTCCGACCTTAATTATCTTTCTAACTAACTTTCCTTCAATTAAAAGTTGTAACTGTGGAATGTCATTAAACTGTGGATTGTCTCTATTTAGTTTTACAAAGCAGGACAGATACGCCATATCTTTAAAATATGCTGTAGACCTGGCACCACAATTAGCTGCCATTATGTTGTCTACTTTTCCAACTTTACCATTATAGTTAACAGTTACGAGCAAGGCAGCCTCAGCATCCTTGCTATTATTAAAACGAGGCTCAGAAAGCTTCAAAGACTCTTCAAGTATCAGTTCTCTTGCATTGTTTATTGGACCTAGACACAATGCTTGTTGAAAGAACAAAAAATTATTATGGTCTGATTCGATATTTTTTGTCAAATCTCCTGTGATAGTTTTGGCCGTTATTTTTTCACCACCAGAATACGTAAGTACATTTCCATCAGATATGGGAGTGGCAATGTTATATCGCACAATCGTCAGTTCATAAAATTCAATTCCTCTTTCTACCATTAAGGACTTGTCTGTGATAGTGACTTCAAACGTAACTGTCGACATTCCCGTTATCCAGAGTCCAGAGGCTGTCGCGCTCTTTGTGGTACCTAATGTCCATACCATTCCTCTAAGCTGTGGTGTTATTTCAAAGAATTTATAAGCACGAGTGTTACCATAAAAATCTGGTAAATATATTGTACCAAATTCGTCTTCAGGAAATGAACCCCGTAATGGATTTAAATAAAGATCTTCGTGTAAATATGCACGAGTATATGAAACTATACCATCAGGTCTGAGGGCTGGAGCTTCCAAATTGAAACTTCCTGTCGAATCACCGCTGTTAACAAACCCATAGCCTGTGCTAAAGTAACGATCTACATTATCTGCTGCAATTGACTCAGGAAATTTATAACTTTTCTTGGTTTCATGAAAAACACGGTAACCACCAATTTTGGCGCGTCCATATACAATGGGAAGATAACCACCCTCTCCTTCAACAGGTATTTCAAAGCCTTTACGGGCCTCAGCAGCAGCCTTTGCCCTCTTACGTGCCTTCTTAGCTTGGACGACTTGATAAGCAGTTGACATAACAATTAATACTATTTGAACAATAAACCATCCCATAATCACTCCTTACCCCATTTAATGGTTGCACCAGCTGAGCCTGTAAAGATTTCATCACAGGAAGAATCGTCAGGATCTCGCAAGCGAATATTATCTTTATTAAGTAGAATACCTTTTTTCATATTGAAGTTTGCCAAAGGTGCCCCACCTGTTATTTGGTATATGGATGAGCCATGTTCAGCTGTGTCTTTTTTAAGAGCGACTGCCTTCACTAATCCTGAGAACATAGTTATAGAGCCTGGAATACTGTTAACCTTAAAATCGACTTTAACAATTATTTTGGCACCAATAAGTTGAGTGTCAACCGTTGACAAGAAACCCTTAGAATACTCAATAAGCTCGATAGTATAATCTTCTGAATCCACAACGCTGTCTGATGATCTAGGCGAAATTGCCTTTATCATACCATTATTACTGAGAGTGTAGCCATCTATGGTGGCTGTGGCTGCTGTGGTGGTTGCAACAATCGGAGTGGTTCCTTTAAGGATTAGGACAGATACTGCTGCTTCTTCTAACATTTCCACACTGAGTGGCACATGGTTGTTTATTATCTTAATCATACAGACACACCTATCACTTCAATAAATTTGACAGAGTCATATTTAGTTAAAATACCATCTTCAAAAGTTATCCCTTTTATACTCTCTGAAGATAATGTGAACGTTCCTACAACATCAGGATACCCATAATGAATCAATAACGTCCCTGTGGAAACCGCTGGAGGTTTTGGATAGAGACCTTGAGAAGTTAATAGAAATATTTTACTGTTGTTGTCAATCTTAATAAAAGTGCCAACAGGCACAAAATTATTAGGATGAACAGGAGCAAAAGAGCCGTCCTCACCGATATATGCGCTGATGGAGTTTCCCCCAACACCTATGGAATTCCAGATTGTTTGTATGGAACCATAAGGTTGAGGGATTCTCACTTTAAAAGACGTGTCCAAACTACCCATTAAAAGAGTGTCAAAGAGAAGGTTGGAGCCCTCTTTCAAAGGCTCCAACCCTCCTTCAATTTCCCATCTTTGGGCATTTCTGGTAAAATGTCTTCTTTGTAGTGTCAGCGTATCATCGGAGTAGGTCGGTTGGTTCGAGATCATTGACAACGGTGTGACAAACCGTGCAATCATTTCTCCCGAAGCATTAAGGACACCACTGTTAAATGATATCATGCTGTTTTATAACCTTTCTGTCTGTTATATGAGTTTACCCCGTTTGAAATATCGGGGAGCATTTTGTAAATCTCTGCTTTAGTTTGACGAGAAATATCTCCGGTTATGTTCAGATTTACCACCGTCTGATTTCCGGAACTGCTGTTTCTCGCAACGTTTTGATCCCTCAGGTCTGTCCCCAGCGTGCGAGAAGGGTCTATCATGGCGACAGAACCAACCGGGCCACCTGTGGCGAATTTAGAGAGGTTATTCGTGTTAATTGCATCTAGTAAAGGTTTAAACTTCTTTGTTTGACTTGCTTTAATTACATATTCACCATTGGAGATCATGGCGGCGATAGAGTCAGATGTTCCCGTTCCTTGACCTGTAATTAGTCCACCTGTTGCCCAGTTCCCACCCTGAGGATTCGCTAAATTAGGTGTAGAGGTTTGAGTGCTGCTACCTCCAGCCATCCCACCGACAATCGCCATGCCAATAGACAAAAGTCCACCAACAATAATACCAGCTGTCGGATTTTTCTTAGCAACCGCTGTTGCGGCCATGGCAGCGAAGACACCTCCTACCGCCCATGAAGCCTTTTTCTGAGCTATCTTACCTTCCTCTGTGGCCGTATCACCTAGTCCTTTTATAGGTAACGTCAATCCTTCTTGAGTATCTTCAACACCTTGTCTAGGTTGTCCTGCAACAGCTTTTCCGACACCGGCACTTCCTTGAAACAATCCACTGAATAGGTTATCAAATAGACCTTTGTCTTCAAAGAGATTATCAGTAAAACCTTCAATAAAGCTGTCCATTATCCCATTGGTTAGCTTGTCCAAAATATCTTTACCAAAGCCCTTGGTGTCGCCGGTAAGCATTAAATTCTTCAAAGAACCCTTAAAGCTACCATAAAAGCTGTTTGCTGAACTCTTGCCTATTTCTTTACTGGTTGCTACTGCATAGGCCTTCTCTTTAAGTCTTTCAAGACTGCTCACAACTTCATCAATTTGCTTCGCTGCGTCAGCCCCTGTAAGACCAGTATTATTCACGATTCTGTCAAAAGCTATCATATTTTCTTTTAAAGCTCTTAACCCACTGAGACTCAGCCGTCTGAGAAAGTCAGGGGTAGCATATTGTTCAGTATTGTACCTTGCGTTATGACGCACAGCATAACCACTAATGGTGTTTACTTCAGTTTGTCTTTCGGTGGGACCACCATATCTAAATCCTGGTAATTTAGCACCCTTGTTAATGGCATCAAGGACACCACGATACTTTGCTGCAGCTTTAGCATTTACAACAAACTCCCCATTGGATAAACGAGCCAGAATAGAGTCAGAAGTTCCAGTACCTGGACCAACTATAGATCCACCAGAAGCGTGCCCACCAATTCCTATGGAACCTGCTGAGGGTCCGTACAATCCTCTTTTAAAGCTGTCTGTTTTGCTGTATGTCCCCATGGCTTTTAGAAGTTCTTTATCAATTCCTGCATTGGCCTCTTTGGGATCCAACAACATATCAAAGAAGGCAGAACCAAAGGTAGTTGATAGAAGCTTCTTTGGATTTAGCAAGAAGCCTTTCAATTTTTTGAGAGCACTGACAGAGAAGCTTTTTAAGTCCTCTGTGCCCATTACTTTATTTTTTATGGTGTTTTTGAACTGTTCAAACGTCCAATCAGAGCTTGCAGCACCCATAGTCTTAAGACTTCGTGCTGGTTCTCTCATATTTCTCCAAGCTTCCTTGAGGATGTCAACCCTCCAACCTGCCTTAGTCAACGTTCCACCAACAGCATCCTTAATATTGCCTGCCTTTGAGATGAGATTTCCTGTGCGTCCCCCTACTCGGCTTGACAACATTCTTTCTTCATTACCGGCACTAGGAGTGTTAAGGATTGTTTTAAGTCTTTTATGAGCAGCTATGTTTCCTTTCACATCATTAGCAAAGAAAGAACGATAGGTATCATAGGCACTCCGCAAAGCACCTGTCTCGTCAGGACGTCCAGTTATAGCTCTAATAAACTCTTCCGCTATAAAAGACGCTCGACTCTCCTCTGCCAGTTTAAGGGCGGCTGTCGTAGCCTTGTCGTCATATCTTGCGCCTGTTACATTCGATAACATATGACCTATTTCATGAAAACCGATGGCGGCATGTGCAGCGGTATTTTTACTGCTTTTGGAGGTCACATCTGGTATAAGAGTGGATCGTATAAGAGGATTATGTGCATAAGCTGCACCTTTAGCACCAAACTCATTATAATTGACCTTATCACCAAATATCTTTGACATCTCGTCAGTCACACCCTTAATACCTTTTGTGAGTCTGCTGAAGTCATCTCCAACCACAGTATTGATATTCAGACCTCTTAAATCTGTGGGAATATGTTTACCAACCACAGGATTGATGATGCCTTTTATTGCCTTAAGGTAATCTTCTTCAGGAACTGGAGTATGTAGTGGAAAACTCTCACCATTCACCGGGCGAGTAAGTTTTTTTGGTAAATCCCTCTTTTTCATCAGACTCTGTGTATTTTTCC